TTACTGTTCTACATACCAGATTTCCATAGCTCCATTATCCTTACTGTGCCAGCATGCGCCCTGTAGGTCGCCATCCTCCTGAAGGTAATACCAGTCTCCGGAGCCGTCAGCCGGATCCACCTGCTTCGTATCAGGATTCCACCGGTGCCAGCCGGTTCGGATGTACCCGTTTGCTCCAAAGAGATAATGGTGGTGGTTGATCAGACGCCAGTCATTTGTAACCCAGGATCCGTCTTCGTTCTGCCACCACCAGCCGTGCGCGTCGTACTGCCATCCTTCTACGATCTGTTTTTCTTCCGCCGATGGCCATGTCTTCATGAACTGCTCCGGCGTCTTAAATTTCTTTTTTATCCCGCTCGTCGATGATCCCCAGTCTGGCAACTGGAAGTGTGGCTTGTCCACGATGCTCTTCCAGGCTCCGCCCCATTCCAGTCCGATCGATGCACCGATCGCGCCGACTTTGGAAAAGAATCCATCTTTATCATAATAGGCACCGCAGCCGTCGGCTCTGTAAATATCAAACGCCACTCCCCACTGATGATAAGAGCTGTAGCTGCTGCCTTTCGCATTCGTGACAATAGTCCCCGGCTTTGTGCGTCCCTGAGCATACAGGGCATCCTGCTCTGCCGTGGTACGCAGCGTCTCACCAATTTTGATCTGCAGTCCCTGCTTCTCGCATTCCTTGATAAGCTCCGCGGCCAGCGTCTGGAGCCGCGGGTGACATAATGTAATATCTCTCATAATTTTCTCTCCTCTCCTATCAGAAGAAAGCCCAGAAGGATATCCCCTCCGGGCTGTTGCGACGTCGCAACGGTCATATCCCGGACCGTGACGGGAGATATTCGGATCACCTCCTCCTAATCTTCTTTTCCTGACTGTTTTAATAACTGATTCACATAAGTAGAAAGTCCGGCTACGAGAATTCCCTGAGTGATTGCGGTAAACACGGCTAAAGCAACATCCTGACCATTGGCACATGCACAAGTGGCAAATACATAGATAGCGCAAATCGCAATACCCATTCCGCCGTTGATCAGCGGAATGTATTTATCCTTCACGGTTTCGCTCTGCTTTAACCATGCACCAACAAAATATAATACAACTGCAACTACCAACAATTCCGGTTTTACATAATCTTTAATCTGCATACCTTATCCCTCCATCTGCTTTTCCAAATCTGCGATCCGATGGTTTGCCACCCGGATCTGTTTCTGCATCACTGCCTCGGTCTCCTCTAATTTATATGTACGCTCGATCACGGTATTATGCTTATCCACTTTTTTCTCAAGCTGCTCTAAGCGATATGCAGTCAGCTTGGCCGATGCAACGACACCAGCTAAACTGCCAAGGCTGCTGCCTGCTAAACCAACCAGAGCAACTACAACTTCTGTCTGCACTTCATCCCTCCTATATCATCTGTAGTGTGGCCGTTCCTCCCCGAACTTTCGGTACCGGATCCAGTCGTCCAGAACGATTCCGGCCAGTGCCACCGGCAGCCACATAAGAAAGTACTGCGGACAGATCTGCCCCAAGAGGTTGCCCGGAAGCCCGCTGTAGTCCCAGACTCCCCAGCCGAGCCACAGATTGACGATGCAGCCGGTCAAGAACTCTAATGTCGTGATTCCGACCGCACCGATGAGGATCTGCTGCCAGAGCGGCATCTGCCAGGGAATAACCTCGTTGATCAATCCCAGAAATACGAAGCAGATCCCACCGAGTAAAAACATGGTCCAGTGACTCCGGCCGCGCCAGATCAGTTCGATCAATATGTAAAGCAGTCCGCCAACATCAAACAGAAACAGGTATTTATTCAGCAACCTGTGGTTCATCTACATCACCTGCTCTCTCTTTCGCTGTTGCAATATATGCCTTTAGAACGTCTGACTGGTACTGTTCCGGTACATCTGCGCCATAATAGATCTGCTGGATCTCATCTGTTGTACATCCTGCAATCCACATATTTACAGCATTGCAATAGGTCGTGTGGTAAGATACGTAAGCCATTGCCGTGGATGTGATAATCTGCATATCCTCTGCACTGTAGTATCGGCATGGCTGACCGTCCGCGTGATACTCAAGCTCGGTGGCGCCTGATGCAAGCTGTACCTGCTTACCGAAGAGATTGAGCTGATCATGCTCCGTCAAGCTAAAATGCTCCGTGGATCCATCCGTAAGAGTCACATCGACTCCGGAATAGATGGCAGTCTCACATGCCTGACTGATCTCTCGTTTTTTCGCTGCCTGCAGCTCTTCCAGAGTCGGAACATACGGTTCTGACGGAAGAATCTCGCCACCGGTATCCTGATCCGGTTTCTGGTACACGCTGCCATCATCAGATAAGTAGATTGTCTGTCCTTCATCGCGATATACAGTCTCCCAACCTGTCAGTGTTGTGCATTCGATTCCACCCGCCGTGTAGAGCACAATGTCTCCACCCCATTTTGCCGGGACCATGTTTACAAATGCAATCTGTAGTACGTGTGTAGAGATTGTCTGGATACTGCGGATCTCATAGATTTTCCCGTTGATTTTGATTTTTTCCATGATATCTACCTCCTAAAAAATATTTTTGTATATATAAAAACTCCCGAAATGGGAGTTGATTTTTCCATGTACCGATCCAACTTTCCAGTTTCCCGCCATGCCAAGACCATCCCGGTAACTTCACCGAGATGGTCTTCGTTTTGTTGACGTCAACAAAATAACAATTTGAGTAACACAAATTCTCGGTTGGATACTTCATTATCTTCAAGTGTTTTAGATTATGCTTTGACGCTTCCAGAAGGAATGCACACTGTTCGATTTCCGGGTGATGGTTACACGGGCGCTGATACTCCAAATTCCTATTACAGATATTCAAGTGCGACAATAATCGTTCGATCAAAAGGCAAAATTGTTACGGTTTTACTCTACGGAATTTCCACAAAAGCCCCTCTCGCAGTTAATAGCTACGATGGAGGAAAATGGAATGGATGGGATCAGTATGTTACAAAGAATGATTTGCTGATATCTGCATCTGGTACAGGTCCTACAGACTGGACAGCATTAGAAACTGTAGAAAATATGCCGTTTAAAATCTGGAATGTAACAAAAGCCAGCACCAGCAAAGGTGCACCAGCCGGTTGTTATGATTATGGGACCCTGATAGCGCTTGTTGCAACCGCAACCGGCGATAGATGGAGGAACACCTTAATTTATCTTCCTGACAATAATAACAATGTCAGAAATAAAGTATATGTTCGCAGTGGAATATCTACGAAATGGTTGGCAATCTCTGGAACAGATGTCAATAGTGTATCATGACAAAGTTATCCCAATTTAGTCCATCCAGCCCATGCATTACCAGAACATCCATTGACGTATAACGAGTTATATTCAAAGCGTAATACCGTTCCATATTTACCATCTCCTACAATAAACCCCATATACATTGATGCCGATCCATGTTGACAATAAATAATAAAAACTGACTCCTTCAAAGATTCAATGTATTTCAAAACTTCCGTATCGTAAGAAGATGTTATGCTTAATTTTAAATTTTTAAATTTAAAATTTTTTGGTAAATCACTATTTTTTACAAGTTGATCTGATGAAAAAATACCATTCCCTTGTCCATCAGAAAAGACATATTTTTTTATCGGAACCAATGCGCCTTGATAATTGAAATAAAATACTCCGTCGGAATTATTGTATCCCTTACACAAATCTGCTTCATTATTTTTGTGTGGAGAAAAATAAGATTTTACAGATCCATTACTCAAATTGTTATTAGTTGTATCGATCAGATCCTTCAATGCCTTTCCCTGAGCTGCTGAAAGCGGTAATCCTGTGTTATCCGTCACGCAGTTGTTGACGATCTGTCCGGCATGTAAAACGAATTGCAGGCCTGCCTTTAGGTTTCGTAACGTGATGGCCACCTTATTTCCAGTCACAAATTTACTCAGAAAGTCCGGAAAGCTTTTAATATCCTCAGTAACTCCAGAATCATCAAATTCAGACAATTCTTCATCTACTTTGTCCCAGTTTTCATTCTGGACATCCACGTCATAGAAATCATTCTGTTCCGGTTTATTAAATTCATAATTCGATGTTTTTGTTGCCATGATTGTCTCCTTTATAATTTTTGTGTCATCAACGCTGACTGCATATATGAAGAAAGCTGATTGTGTCGATACGTTGCCAGGTGTGCCTGTGTATTAAACTCTGTCTCAAAATCTGTTGCTGTTCGGAGTTGATAATGTGTATACGCTGCCATCTGAGCATGTGTATACGGCTTAAACGATCGATGCCGGTTGAAGATGATCATAACCTGTACAACCATGTCGGCCGGAGCCATTGCCCTCATCAGATCATAAATATAACCATCCTTTGAAATAGCCTCTAACATCAGACTGACCTTCAGATATTTTTCCTTTGGATTGATCTCAAGCTTGTAGTATTCCTCTCCCACCATCGCATCCAGAACCTCTTTAAACTTCCTGAATGTATATGGGCGGCTTGATACCCATCGTCCTTTTATGTTCCTTCGACGATCCTCCAGAGTCTCCTCTCCGGTCAGGTTGATCTGCATGATCTTTTCCCAGTACGTACACTCCGATGCCTCCATGCTGTCAAAATGTCTGTTATCCTCCATTCGATCCAGTTTAACCCAGACCTGTTTTAACTGAGCATCGTACACCTTCGCAAT